CCTGTAAAACGCTATTATAAATAAAATTATGGCTATACAAACAACAAGAACACCGGCTAGATATAAAGATTTCTACAACAACTTCGATGTGCATCCTGCACGCGGAGATCTGTTTGTGTTGGAAGATGCCGATAGTGTGAAGAACTCTATCAAGAATCTAATCTTCACAAATAGAGGTGAGAGATTCTTCCAGCCGCTTATTGGCTCTAGTATTAACAGAACACTATTTGAGAATATTTCTCCTGAAACAACATTCAGAATTAAAACGTATATCGAGACAACGATAGAAAACTTCGAGCCTCGCGCAAAATTAATTGCTACGTACGTTGTGCCTTCTGAAGACGAAAATGCATACAACGTAACAATAGTGTTCTCATTGGTTAATAATCCTAATCCAATCTCCTTCGATTTATTGCTAACTAGGGTAAGATAATGGCTAGCAACACCAGCTTTCTTTCTACAGCAGATCTAGACTTTTCAGCTATAAAAGCTAGCCTCAAGACTTATCTTCAGGGACAGAGTCAGTTTGCTGATTATGACTTTGAGGGATCCAACCTCAACGTCCTCCTTGACTTGCTGTCATATAACACCTACCTAAACTCTTTCTACCTCAATATGGTGGGAAGTGAAATGTTTCTCGACACAGCTCAGCTTCGCGAATCTGCAATCTCGCATGCTAAGGAGCTAAACTATGTTCCTAGATCAAAGACGTCTGCTGTTGCCTATGTTAATGTAACAATCAACACTGGTACAGAAACTCCTTCGTACGTCATTATACCATCAAACTATGCTTTCAACACAACTGTTGGAACTCAGCGATTCACTTTCCTTGTTCCAGAAGACGTAGTTGTACTTCCTTCCGCGACAGCTGGTGTTTACACAGCAGCTAATGTTGCAATATATGAAGGGGAGCCAGTCACCGAGTACTTCTCCGTTTCTAATACAAGCACATATATCCTGCAATCACACAACATTGATACAAGATCAATAAAGGTTACCGTATACGAATCTAACACGAGCACCACACCGTACCCCTACACAGAAGCAACATCCCTGTTTGGCTTAACGTCATCATCGAATGTATATTTTGTTCAGGGGTATGCAAGTGAGCAGTATCAGTTGGTTTTTGGTAATGGTGTTACAGGAAAAGAACTGGCTCATGGAAATCTTGTCAAGGTGGAGTATAGAGATACTTTAGGCGAAGATGGTAATGGCGCTTATGTGTTTACCAGATCGTCTGCGATAGATGGGTATGATAGCGTGTCTGCGATAACTGTTGCAGCTGCAACGGAAGGTTCTGACAGAGAATCAATCGAAAGCATTAAGTTTAACGCTCCACGTTATTTCCAAACACAAGAGCGTTGCGTCACCACATACGACTACGTAACGCTGACAAAAGCAAAGTTCCCACAGCTGCAATCAGTGAATGCATTTGGTGGTGAGGAGCTAGACCCTCCACAGTTTGGTAGAGTTGCAATATCTGTAAAGCCCTACGGAACAACAGCTATCATCTCGAACTTCCTCAAGAACAATATTATTGCTTACCTCCAGGAAAAAAACCTGACCACAGAACCAATCATTGTTGATCCAGAGTTCTTCTATGTAAGAATAATTACAAATACTGTCTATAATAGCACACTGACGTCTGCTTCTCTGTCGCAAATTAGATCGCTCGTTGAACAAGCGATCCTAAACTATGGCAACACGAACCTAACTGAGTTTGGTAGTGATCTGAGATACTCACGTCTTGTTCAGGCTATTGATGGTGCAGATCCGTCTATTATTAGCAATAGTACTGAGCTGCTAATTGCTAAAAGATGGTCCCCAGTAGTTAACAATCTAACATCATTGACATTTAACTTTGACAACCCCCTATATCACGAGGACGTTCTTTACGAGCTTCCTACTGGGCACGAACTGGCATTGTATAGTGATATCTTCACATACACAGACCAGACTGGAATAGAGTATAATGGATATATTGGTGATGATGGACTAGGTAGACTGCATGTTTACTCAGACTTGGTTGTAAATGGAGTTGCTACACGTACGAAGGTCAACAGTAATATAGGAACTGTCGATTACTACACAGGTGCTGTTACTTTTGCTACAACAGTATCCCAGTATACCGGAACGCATATAAATGTATATGGTAGACTAAAAGACAAGGACGTCTTTGCTGTAAAGAATAAGTTCCTTCTGATAGACTCTGCCGATCTAAGTGTCACGACCACAGCGGTAAATGAATAATGTTACCTACTCTTGATCATATCTCTAACTTCGTAGAGCAGCAATTTCCAGAGTTCTACAGAGTAGAAGGGCAGGATTTCATTGCGTTCGTCAAGGCTTACTATGAGTGGCTCGAAACAGAGGGTCCATCTCGTGATCTGTTCTCGACAAGAGATATAGATCTAACTGCGGATAACTTCGTTAAGTATTTTACGACCAAGTACCTTGCTTCCATCCCATCCGATATTGCTGCGGATAAGAGATTTCTAACAAAGCATATTCTTGACCTTTACAGATCAAAAGGGTCTACTGAAGGCATTCGTCTGTTGTTCAGACTTCTCTACAACGAAGAGATAACGATATACAAGCCCTCCGTCGATATTATCAAAGCCTCCGATGGTATATGGGTCCAAAAGCAGTACATAGAAGTAGACGACGACTTCTATAAGAATAGACTATTTGATCAAAAGTTTATAACAGGGACCAGATCTGGTGCTTCTGCTTTCGTTGATAGTTATCAACGCCTGTACATCCAGGACAGAGTAATCAGTGTTTTCTACCTCACAAACATTACTGGTACGTTTGAAGTTGGTGAACAAGTATACTATGATATAACAGCTATTAGTGATGCACCTTACGTGCTCGGTTCTCCAGTAGCGATCAATATACTTGGTGGTACCGTCGAGCAACCGGTTGGCGATATCTTAGTGGCACCAGAAGAATCTGGTAGAGTTGGTTTGAAGGCAGCCGTATCTGACACCGTTGACATCTCAACGGGCTATATTGATTTTAAGCTTATTACGGGTGGTAACGGATACACAACGAACACACAGTTCACAATAACGAAGATTAACGGAGCTGGTAGTGGATCATCTGCTAATATATCGGGTGTTGTACTCTCTAACACCTCAGTATATTCATACATAACAACAATGATAGCTCCTGTTGTAAATGTGGCTCTCAATGCTGCCTCGTATGGTGTTACGTTAAATAACCAGAATATTAACTCAGTGATAAACACTGCTGTTAGCATCAGCTCACTGACAATTGGTACAATAAGCCGTCTTACTGGAATTAATCCAGGAACAGGCTATACTACAAACGTCTCGGTGACTGCAATAGATCCTGTTATGTCGACATTCAACCTACCAGATGGCAGTAATGGTACGTTGGGTAACAACGCTGTTATTACCGGTGATCTCGTGTTTGGTTCAGACGTTCCAAGAATGGTAAGAGTTATAAACTCTGGTATTGGGTATAACGAGAACGACCTGACAATCACACTTTATAATAGCGCTAATGTATTTAAGACAGTAACAGGAACAATCCAGCTTGGTGCTGTAGGTACTGCAGAAGGTTATTGGACATCCTCAAAGGGGTTCCTCGACTCAGATAAGTACATCCAGGACAACGATTATTACCAAGAGTATTCATACGAATTACAGCTATCAAGATCGATTGATAAATATCTTCAGGTCCTCAAAGATGTTATGCACCCCACGGGCAACAAGATCTTTGGCAAGACAAACATGCTAGTGCAGGACGCTGATAGAACACGCATCCTTGCCGCCAATGTAACACAAATACAGAGCTAAAATGTCATTTATCATCCTAAGCAACTTCGGAACAAGAATCTACGGCAGCCTCGTTAGTGAGATCTTCCAGCCGACAGACACAATAGCATTTGTGTCTAATTCGACCTATATTAATAGCTCTTCTGATTTTATTTCATACCCAAACAGCAATAACATTGTAAAAAATGGCAGTGGTGTTTTATATTATACATCACCCGGGTACACTTCGATCACTGGTGAGAATAACGCAATCTATTATACGACAAGTGCCAATACTACAGGCACAAAGTTAGCGTACGCAAATGGTGCAACAGTTAACCTTACATCAGTTGCAAATGATCTTCCTGGTCACTTCCTCGTTCCACAGAATCCTGCATACTACATTACCTACTCAAAGCATACCGAGTGGGACGATGATTTGAATCCTGATCAGCCTGTTGATAATTTCAAGTCGGTTTATGATTTCAATTCAGAGATGATGATCGGCAAGAAGATTCGTCAGTCCGACTTTGCCTACATGATCCGCAGAGTGGATTGGGAATCTAATACTGTATACTCCTTCTACGACGATCAAGCTACAAATCTCAGCAACTCTGACTTCTATGTTGTTAACTCTAGCAACAACATCTATAAGTGTATCAGCAATTACGGTGGTGCAGCTTCTACCCAAGAACCAACCCAGGTATCTACAAATACCTTCATGACATCAGATGGGTATAAGTGGAAGTATATGTATACTCTATCCACAGCAAATAATGCTAAGTTTTCTACTGACAACTACATTCCTGTCGATGCTAACGTCATTGTGTCCGCTCTTGCAGTTAATGGTTCTATTGAGCATATTGAAGTTGTAGAAAGTGGTAATGGTTATATTGCTACAACAAATGGGCTAATCCAAGAAGTCATCTCTAACAATACGTTCAGAATATCCAATACCGACACATCTGCTACAAATGGATACTACACGAACAACAGCTTCTACGTTGCTAACGGTACTGGTGTAGGTCAACTGTCTGTTATATCAAACTATATTGTTAACACAAGTGGTAGATATGTTGTCACCAGCGACACACTGCTGTCACTATCAACGACATCTGGATATAAAATTCTTCCGCAGATTCAGATTTATGGTGATGGTGTAGGTGCAAAAGCAATTCCAGTAATAAACTCAATCACGTACGGAATTGATAGTATCGATGTTGTCAGCAAAGGATACAACTATTCATTTGCCGAAGCGTATGTTCGCTCACAACTAGGCTATGGTTCTGGTGCCGTTGTCAGACCCATCATGTCTCCTCCTGGCGGTCATGGGTACAACCCATTCTCAGAACTCCAATCATTTGCAACTTGCCTTGCAGTGAGTGTTGCAAATACAGAAGGCAATACTTTACCAACAGCGC